GACTAATTCACTTACAACAGGATCATACTTTTATGGTATGGCTGTATCTCCTTCTGCTATGTGGTACAGAGAAGGCGGTAGTGGTAACATTTCATTGCCGGCCTTTTCCACTTTGACCACAAGTTGCTTTTTACCTAGTACTTTAATGTATGTTGGTAGCAACTTCAGATATTGGAGGGGTGGATTTAAGTTCACATTCCATTTTTCAAAGACCAAGCTGCATGGAGGGAGGATTTTGATTACATATTTGCCCGGAGTGAGGCAATATGCTAACACCATTGGTTCAAACAATGTCACCATTCCTGGATCAGTGAATTTGGACACATATAGTAAAGCTTTTGATTTGAAGGATGGCAATATGATTGATTTTGAAGTACCTTTCACACATATTTACCCATACGCTAATTTCTTTGATAGCATTGGAACGCTATCAGTAGAAATTGTGTCTGATTTGATTATCCCTCCAAACGCACCTTCTACTGTGGACATGCTTGTGTTTGTAGAGGCTTTACCTGGCTTTCAGTTCGCTTGTGTTAAGCCCAGTATGATTGAGGGCACAAATCCCGCCAGTAATCAGACCACTACGGGAGTTTATCTTCAATCTGGTGGAGTGGCCTTTGACAAAGACATGTCAGGGCACGTTGTTGGTGAGAAGTTTAGGAGCGTTAAGCAACTTATGATGATTCCTGATTGGCACACTCAAGATGTGGCAAACGCTTCGTCCCCAGGGTTTTCACTGGTTCCATTTTACAAGAAGTATTATTTACCCATTGTTACTGGAGCAAGTCCCATTCCGGATACGACTCAAGCATTTATGTACGGGGGCAAAGTTGGGCGTATGTTAGATTTGTATGCGTATGCGAATGGTTCCACTGTTTGGACCGTCACACATGACCGAGCCGATGCATCAGGTTTGACTTTAGCAGCATACCCATTAGGTAATGATGGTGGTCAGCAGTTTGGTACGTACGAGGCCAGTATATATAATTCGGCGTCTAATGAAGATTGTGGATTTCGCATGTTCACTACTGACAACACATTGCGTGTTGTGGTACCTTCATACACAAAGTTGACTAGAGTTCCACAGATGTTGTATAATTTCTTGATTGGGTTTGCACGGGATGCATTTCCGTTTATTACTGGTGGTAGCACTCCTAATCAGATTGGTGCAACACAGCAGACTGTTCTGCGTGTGCGTAATAATAGTGGAGCGACTGCAAGATTTGTATTCGGTAAAGCAGCTGGAGACGACGCATATGTGTCTCAATTTATAGGGCCACCACCATGCAACTTATTCCAGTCAACCAGGAACACTAATCCCAATCCCTCACTGGCTACCTTTTGAGCGGTTCTCCGCGAGGTTCGTAATACCTTCCCTTCCTTGGGTAAATTGTACTTGTTTGGCATTTTCAGCATAGTTAGTTGGAAAAGAAGGCCATCAACTCCCTGCTGTTAATGCTGTTCGGGCTTTCACTTCGGTGTGCCCCCCTAGGCATTGCGCTAGGGTTTTAATTTGCAGAAAAACGATCTGCGGTAGTGTTTTAGTACACAATGATTGTATGTATATACATGCAACATGGATTCCAATCCGGCCGTAGGTCGGTGTTTTTGTTGACGTGTTGTTCATTGTATTTGTGCAATC